TGCTACAGAAGAAGTTCCTGCAACAGTAAAAGGTCCTATAGTTGCAGTTAATCTATTTTTTTGCGCTATTACTGTAACGCTAGAAGCCGACGATATTGATGATATCGCTGTTTCGGCAAATGATGCAAATCCGAAGAGCATGGTCTATGCTCCCGGGTCGATAATGTTATTGCCGTCGATCGCGGCCCATTCTTGAATTGCTTGGTAATCTTTGTTTGCTGGATCTAATGGTACGTGTTGTTTGATACCATCTTTAATAATAGTATAATTTACAAATTCTCCATCTAAATAATTTTTTGTTACTGTTTCAATCATAATTATAGCTCCGCATCAAATTTAGTTGCTGCATCTGTTCTACATCCAGACGCACCATTTTGATAATAAGTTATTTTACCAACATCACTATATTGAACTCCATCACTAGAACTTCCAGAAGTTATCGTAATAGTGGTTGTAGGCACTGCTCTCATATCGCATTTTAAAAAAAAGTTTAGTCTAGAATTTTGAGTAGTATTATCATAAGTAAAAAACCAAGCATTACTTGTTACTTGTTGAAAATATCTTTGACATCTTCTTAAATTCACATCAGCTGGTAAAAATTCAAAGTCCGTGGCTACCGAACCTGCTTCAAGCTGGACTCCAGTAATGTACCATTCGTTTGATGTGCTATCTGCAAGGTTGACTTGACCTACTGCTCTGTTTGCATTTGTAGTAGAGTTCCAAGAAGTATTTAAAGTACCAGACGATCTGTCACTTCCAACAGCTAACCACCAATTAAATTGTAAAAATGCACTAGCACCAGTGCCTATGGCACCAGACGTATCTCCAGGCATAGTTATAGTTTTCTTTTCCCAGGTATTAGCAGATGAAATTGTATAAGACTTTGAAATTTGTCTTGTGTTATTACCATCTAATATTTCACAAATATAAGTTCCTGTTTTATTAGATTTAACCCAAAAGGACCAAGTAACACTTTCAGCACTTGATGTACCTTTTTTTAAATGTTGTATATTTGCACCCTCAACTATTTGTGCAAGAACATTAAAATCTCCTGCGGCTGGTGAAGCATCAGCAGTTGTACAATCCATTTTAAAAGAATTAGCAAAACCTTGACCACTAGGTACATCAGTTGATTGACTTGCAGTCCAAGTTCCTAAACCAGAAATAACATGTTTAAATCTATCTACTGTATTATAACCAGTTCCAGTTATACTAGATACACTTGTGCTTCTTTGACTTTGGCTCATATCTCCATTGATAATGATGTTTCTAAAGTTTGGTTCTCGAACATCTGCTAGTGCTGGGTTTCCTATTCTAGTTATTGCCATAATAATTCCTTAACACATTAATGAACATGGAACGATAAACGAACCATCTTCATAAGTTTCAATTTTTGTTGTTGATAATACTTTTGCAAAACTGCTAGATTTTATATTGTCATCAGTTTGTACTTTTGCAGTTCCATCTCCATTTGATTGTAGTAAATCTCCTTTAGCAATAGTTTCGCCAGATTTAATTCTAACTACAAATGAACCAACTGATGCAACAATTATATCATTAATTCCATCATCATCGCCAAAATCCCAATGACTAAAAACACCATAAACATTTTTAGCATCTGTTGTGTCAGATACTTTTGATTTCATGTGTTTAATATCAGCTTCTCTAACTATTGTTGCTTGATAATCTGTTCCATTATGATTGTATGTAATTACATCTCCAGAAGATTGACTATCAGTTAATAGATGAGGAATTTTTTGAGGCTCTCCATTACTATCATTAAATTCTAAATTATACCAATCAACCATTTCATCTAAAGTTTCTAAAACAGTTCCTTTTAAAATTGTAGGTTTTGAATTATCTGCTAATCTTGTCCAGTGAGTTCCGGTAAAACCATTATATGATACTGTTGTTCCACTTACTGATATGTTTCCTTCAGTAGATTCTGCTTGTTTAAAATATATATAAACTCCATCATCAGAAGATCTATTTATAATATTATAACCTTGTGCATTAAGAACTTGCCATTGAGAGCCATTAGGCTTCCAGTGAGAACCAGTTTGATTAGCAGACTCGGCCATTTTTGTAAAAAATATTTCTCTATCACCTGCCAATCGCATAACATTGTCACCAGACATTTTAAAATTTATATAATTTGAAGCATGATCGTATTCTACGTGACCAACATCATTATCAGCACCATCACCAAAATGTAAAGTACTCTTTCCACTTGTACCACCTAAAATAGTTATCCCAGCAGTACTGTCATCTTCTACAACAAGTTGAGTAACATTCGTATCAACTGAACTCATACCACTATCAGCTTGTTTAATATGAACTAATGCCATAGGAGAAGTTTCTCCAATACCAATTCTTTCAGCATCAGTAATAGTCATAGCTGTTGCGTCTGCACTTGACGATATTCCAGATACTCCAATTCCAGTTCCAGCAGTTCCATTTATGTTAAACGTTGCACCAGACGGCACATTAATTGTGTCACCAGATGCACCGATAGTAATCGTGTTACTATTCTCGTTGATAATGTTATTACCGTCTGCGTCCTGTATCGTGTCTGCTTTTAATATACTTGTCATTATGCTCCTATTTTATATCCAAAAAATTTTGTTGATCTATTACTTGCTACAAAAGTAACATTTCCACTTGAAGTATGTAGTTCTGCATAACCCTCTAAATAATCTCCAGCAGATAAATCCATAATTGCACTTACATTTGCATTAAATTTTTGACCATTTGTATTTCTAAAATCAACTATACCACCATTGATAGCTGCACTACCATTTTTATAAATTCTAACACTGCCGACTTGTGCAGTTCCAGCTCCACTTTCTGCGTTCATTTGAACATCAAGACCAACAAAATATTTTCCCGCAGCGCCACTAGGAACTGTAAATTTATTTGAAGCAAAGGCACTATCTGTATCTACATCTTCTTCATCAAATGTTACTTTAGTAAAACTTCCAGCAGTGATGCTAGTTTGATTAGCACTTTTACCAACCATAAAACTTGGTCTATTAACATTAACAGTTACACCCGATCCAATAGTAATGTTACCAGATCCTGCGCTGTTTGTTATTGTTCCTACTTTTAATGTTCCGTCTGCCATAATTTTCCTATTCTATAATTTTGTATCCACCAAATCTAGTGTCTGCTGCTATAAATGATCTAGCACTAGAAGATTGTATAGCTCCATACAACTCCATGTAATCTCCAACACTTAAATCAGCTACTATTGCATTAGTTGGAGTATGACTTCTTATATTATTTCCACCAAAATCTGTTCTAGTTTGTAAAAGTAAAGAACCATTTTTAAAAAAATAAATATAAGCATTATCTAAATCTCCATCACTATCAACTTGCATTCTTAATTGACCATAAAAAAAGTATTTCCCCGCAGCTCCAGAAGGCACTGTAAATCTTGATGAATCGAAAGCATTATCAGTATCAAAAATTTCTGTACCTAAAAGAACTTTAATATCAGAATTATTAGACAAACTAGTTTGGTCTGATGATGGTTTTGCCAAAAAAGCAGGAGTGTTACTGGGAAAATTTGTAAGTGTAGCACCAGACTTTAATGTAATAGTAGATGTATTACTATCTCCAATGGTAAGCGTACTGCTTCCAGATACATTATCAATAGTGTTTGTTTCTAATTTACTCATTATAAAATTACGAATGTACTCCCTGATGGTATAGTCACTGTTCCTGATACTGTAACGGGACCAACTAACGCGCCGTTAGTAGAACCTGCCATTGATATACTTGTAAACGTCTGACTGTTTTTCATAAAAAATGTTGAACCTAAACTTGCTGCTGTCACCGTCGAGTCGGTTGGTGTACCGATGTCAAACACATCACCGAGAACAGTACCAAAGAAAGTATCTGATGATGCTGGGTTTGAACTAAAAGAAATCTGTGAACCTGTTATTGTAAAGGCCGCTGGATCTTGCACGACTCCTGAAATAGAGATTATACAATTAGCTTCGTTACCTGGAGACACAGCTGTGCCGTTCACCGTTAGATTAAACGGTCCTGGTGTTGATCCGGTGAATGACCCTGATATGTCATCCAAAATTTGATACGCTCCTGTTTGAGGAGCTTTTCCAACGTAAGCCAATTGTTAATCTCCTTATTCAGTTGGGATCGGGTTTGCAGTCTTAACAGCAGCTACATGGTCTTTCCATGTGCTTGTACCGTCGACAGAATCGTGGTACTGCATGTCGAGCTGTGAGCCCAGATCACCGTAGGCGTTTTTTCTTGTAGCTCTAACTGCATTTTGTCTCTCTTCGAGATCTGCAGCAGAGTCCACAGCATTCAGTTGCTCATCAGTAGGTTGAGCTACACCTGACACATTCCATGCCTTGATGTAAGGTCCCTGACCGTTCGAGTCATCCTGAAGCAAAACGTCTGTCATGAAGTCTACATTTGCTACGCCGTTGTTAGCGCAGTAAGTTTTGACCTTGCTTGATAGTGATGCCATAGTTTTTCCTCCTTATTCTCCGTTATCTATAACAGTGTTTCCTTCTGAAATCCACTGTTGAATTTCTTGGTAATCTGTGTTTGCTTCGTCTAGTGGTACAAACCAAATCTTATTATCTGATGTAGTCATTTTATAACTTTTAAATATTCCATCTACATAAAATTTTTCTACTGTACTAATCATAATTATAACTCCGAATTTAATTCTATTTTACTACTAGTTGTATTAAATCTCATATACAAAGCATCACTAGCTGAACCACTTGCAGAAAAAGCATTAAAATAAAATAAACTACTTTGAGTTCTTTGAGTGTCAAAATACATGGTAGTTGTTGTTCTATTTCCAGGATCAACTCTTACTGTTCCTGTAAATGAAGTGCTTGGATTAGCTCTTTTTGGATAATATTTAAGTACTGTTCTTGCATCAGTATTTGTGTCTGCACAAGCAATACCAATCCAATACATTTCACTATCAGGATCTCCAGAATTATCAAATTTTTCATAATATCTTCTGCATCTATTAAAATTCACATCATGTGGCAAGAACTCAAAATCAGATGCTGCTGTTCCAGCTTCTAATTGTAATCCTGTAATGTACCATTCGTTTGATGTGCTATCTCCAAGATTAACTTGACCAACTGCCCTGTTTGCAGATACTTGAGAACCCCAGTCTGTTTGTAAAGTTCCAGATGTATTACTGCTTCCAGCAGCTAACCATAAATTTAATTCTAAACTAGCTCCATTGTCATTGCTTAAGCCACCTGATGTATCTCCAGGATAAGTTATGGTTTTCTTTTCCCAAGTGTTAGCAGATGAGATTGTGTAAGATTTTGAGATATTTCTAGTGTTATCTGTATCTCTAAATTCAGCAATATAAGTTCCTGTTTTTGCAGACTTAACCCAAAAAGATAATGTTAAACTTTCAGCAGTTGATCTACCTTTATTTAGATATATTAAATTTTGACCTTCAAATCTTTGTGTTATGTGAAGATAGCCACCACTTCCTGTTGATGTGCAATCCATTTTTAAAGACTTTCCAAAACCTTGACCAGTTGGAACATCTGTTGATTGAGATTGTGTCCAAGTTCCATTACTTCCTAGTTCAGTAACAAATCTATCTATTGTTTTATATGTGCTACTTGAAGTAAGAGAAGAAACCGAAGTCGATCTTTGAGCAATGCTCATATCTCCATTGATGATGATGTTTCTGAAGTTGATATTATCAGCAATCAAACTTTGAGGCATTTGATTCTCTACCATGTTTGCTAAATCTATTTTACTTAATGCCATAATCTATGCTCCTATAATCCTGTATGCTCCCCATCTAGTACCATCAAAATTTGTAGTTGATGCATCAAACTTTTGTGTTCCAGTTGTTCCATTTACAACACCAAAAAATTCAAAATAATCTGAAGAACCATTTGCTTCTTGTATTGTTTGAACATGAGGCATTAAATATCTACCTGGGTTTGATCTTAAATCCATTGTTGCATTTCTTACTACTGATCCATTTTTATATATCATGCTTTTAGTAACATTCATGTAAGATGAACCATCAGAGTAACCAGCTATTACTCCCCAGAGCAAATATTTTCCAGCCACTTGAGGTGTAAATCTATAAGTAGATGAATTATCATACGCACTATCTGTATCAAATAATTCTATGTTTGGTTGTGCTTTTGTTGTAGTATTATCAGATACAGTTTGAGCTGATGATAAATATGCCTCAAAAGCAGGAGTGTTTTTCATTTGAGCGGAATTAACAGTTACAGTCCCTGAACCATCAGACGTTAAAATGCTGTTACTGCCAAAGTCCTGTAGTTCGTTTGCTTTTATAATTGATGCCATAATTTATCCTATTCTATAATTTTAAATGCTCCAAAACTACATGGTCTATTTGTTGCAGATCCATCAAAAGTGGGTGTTCCAGAAGTTACATCATAATAACCAAATACTTCAGCATAATCAGATGAACCATTAAAGTCTATGACAGTAGATGTACTTATTGCGTTTCTTGCTTCTGTACCATTATCATAATCTGTAGTTAATATTTTATAAGCAGAACCATTTTTTCTAATGGCTAATGCTGCATAGGTACTACCACCAGCATACATTACTAAAGAAGAATATACTAAATATTTTCCTGCTACTGTTGGAGTAAATCTGTAGTTAGTTGAATTGTCATAATCACTATTTGTATCATAAATTTCTGTATCAAAATTTACTTTTGTATAAGTAGCATCAGAAAAAGTTTGACTAGAAGAAAGAAATGCTTCAAAAGCTGGTGTCATTTTTCCACCAACCCCTGTCTGTGTTGCACTAGACATGTTAACAGTTACACCTGATGGTACTGTAAATGTATCCCCAGAACTACCCAGGGTTACTGTGCCGTTGTTAGCGATTGGTTCTATATTTGTTGTTTTAATTGTTCCCATAATATTATTCTATTCTATAATTTTAAAAGCTTGAAAAGTTGATATATCAGCTACCTGTACAAGACTTCCATTATTTTGAGCTGCAATATAAACTTGAATTAATAGAAAATCACTTGAACCATTCATATCAACAATAGCTGTTGGATTAGCAGTTCTTCGTCTTGCATCTCCTCCACTTCTATCATCAAATACACTTTCTGTTATTACAGAACTATTTTTATATAGTTCTGCAAATCCCCAACTATAATTACTATCTTGAGCAGAATTTAGAATTACATTTCCTGTAACGAAATATTTACCAGCAGTTTGTGGTGTAAATTTTCCAGTAGAGGTATCATAAGCACTTGAACTATCGTAAAACTCATTGTTAAATAAAACAGTAGTTCTAGTAGCATTAGTAATTGATTGTCCACCATCTCTTTCAGCACTAAAAGCTGGAGTGTTAGCTCCACCAAAACCTGTTTGAGTTCCATTGTTTGTAATAGTAGCACCAGCTGGAATAGTAATAGTATCTCCTGAAGAGCCTATCTCTAAACTAGTTCCTGATTGTGGGTCTACTTTATCTACAAATAATGTTGCCATATTATACTACCGTTAATGTCCCGTTTACTGTGACTGTTGCTGTAAAACTTACTGGACCACATAACATCATGTTGTCCGTTGCAGCAACTGTGATTGATTCTGAAACTGTTGCTAAATTTTTATAACCACCATTGATTGCAGAAATCATTCCTGCTTGAATGCTATTGGCTCCTGGTTCAACATTACCAACTGACTTACCTTGGAACACTACATAGATATTTCCAGTTCCTGTTGGAGGGGCCGCTGTAAAAGCTAAAGTTGTACCACCAGATATTGAGTAAGCTGAAAATGGATCTTGTCTAACGTTTCCAACATAAACTTCTACTTCTGCTGTGTTGGCCACACTTTGTGAAAGTGTAAAATTTGTTTCTGAATTATCACCGTTGAACTGTTGAGAGTTCATGGTGTTTAAATTTTGTTTCGGTGCGTTTCCTAAATAGGCCATGAATCTCCTTATGTACTTATATCATCCACTGCGCCCACTACTGTATCTAAAGAAGATGCTGTATCTGATTTCACATATAGTTGATCTCCAGAAGCAAGGACAATTTTACTTCCTCCGTCAATTAATTCTAAAGATCCGCCACTTACAATCGGTGCATTTTTAATTAGATAGTAGTTAGCCCCACCTCTTTCGATATAAGCTTCTACTGTTATTGTTGTTGTTAAAACATTTGCCATTCTCACACTAATTAAACAGTCAATACTGTTAGTAGCTCCACCTAATGCGTCTACTGCTGCTGTTCCTGTTAATCTTGAGATGTAGTTTTTAAAATTCTGTGCCATAATTATTCCTTATACTAGAGTGCGATCGACATTGCAATCACAAACCCGTTAGTTGCTCCTCCTGATCCACTTGATGCTGCTGTTAATCTTCCTTTTGCGTCAACTGTTATATTTGTAGAAGTATACGAACCAGCCGAAACTCCTGTATTAGCTAGTGTTAGCGCCCCACCAGATGCTATTGTTGCATCACCCGATACTGCTGACTCTTGATAACTTGTGCCATCTGCAACTAATATTTTAGCAGATGTATTATCTGGCATTCTTAACTGTGATCCAACTGTTAAATTTCCATTTACATTATTAGATACCGTGTTTGCAAAGTTACCCATGTAGCCATGAGAAGAACATTGATAATATAAAACATTTGGTGTGTTAACATCAACGGCTATTTGTGTATACGCACCAGATGATCCTGGCGTACCATTAGTAGTTACACCTGTTGTATAAGCTGTAGATTTATCTGCTTCTAAATAAAATCTTAATGGGTGTCCACTATTTGTAGAATCTGATTGATCAAATCTATAGTAATATTTATAAGATGCATCTGCTCCAGTAAAAGTAATTGCCGGAGCTTCAAGACCTCCTAAATAATATGCATTACCAGAACCCACACCTTGATAAGGGTGATTACCAGATTTACTAGCAACTGTAACAGTAATTAATTCGGGTGCAGATGAAGAACCATATTCAACTGGACTAGGTAAATTAGCGATAGTTGCAGGTAATGTACAAAATACATCTAACGTACTTGAACCACCTGAATTAAAATTTATTTTTGAAGTGGTACCTGCAGAGTTACTTAAAACTATTGTTCTTTCTAAAGTTGTAGAACCTGAAAGAGTTCCTAACCCTACTTCAAAATTTGCTGTGCCTTGTTCAGAGATAGTGTAATAAGTTGTGTTAGAAGTTGCAATACCACTATTAAAAGTTATAAAACCTTGTACTGCACCCGCAAGAGTTATATTACCCGTGCCTTGTGATGTACTAGTTTCTCTTACTCTATCGTTTAAAACCAAAGCCATTTAATTTTCCTATTACGAAGTTATACTAATAATCGCATCAGAACCAGCAGGTGTTCCAGAAGCTGGATTCGGGAATGTAATTGTAAATGTTCCGTTAGAACAAGATTTAGTTCCACCAAAATCTAAAACAACAACTAATCTATTAGCTGTACTATCAACTGTGCTACTATTGTAAATTACTCCATACGCTGCACTAAAAGTTGCAGGTGTAGGGCTTCCCCAAACTGTATCTGCAAAGTCTACAGTTGCTACATTAGTTTGATTAGCCACTGCCTGTGATGTTAAAGTATTTCCACCAGTTGAATATTGACTTCCACTTCCTGTTCCAACTTCATTAGCAACTCCTGAAGAATACACCGTGCTTGAAGTAGTGTAAGGTGCACCTGAACCTGCTGTGTATAAAGCAAGTTTAAAAGTATTTCCTCCGTTTGCAAAATCATGATGACCAGAAAGTAGTGATGTTCCAAAACTAAAAGGTACTACATTTGCCATATTATTTTATCTCCTTATTAACTTGATGGTGATTTAGTATTAAGTTGAACACGAACTTCACCATCTTGATATTCGTCTCTACGTCTGATGCCAATTTGTTCGACAGCATACGATTCTAAAGCTTCTTTATATTGAGCTTGATAGTATTGTAACATATCTTGTGGTCCTTTCAAGTATCCATATGCATTTACTAGACAAGCATATAAAAGCAAATCTTGATATTTATTTGATAAATAAGTTCCATTAGTAGCAGCTGGTGCTGCTGTTGGTTGTGTTGTATCAGTTATGCTTATAGGTTCTTTATCATAAGCAAGTGTAATGGCATAAGTTTTATCAGGAGTTGGGGCTACAACCCAAAAAGTTTCATCCCAATTTGCATAATATTTTGGAATATCTACAGCGTTTGTATCAGGCGTAGAATAATATTCTGCTATAAAACTTGTATCTCTTTGTTCTAAATAATATTGATTACCTTCTTGATCGGTCAATTGAACATATCTAATTGCTCTTAAATCATCAGGAATAGTTACATATCTATTTCCAACAATTAAATTAGATGTAGCATAAAATACGTTTTGATCAGTATCTATCGCTCTTGTAATTTTATTTTCTGCGTTAACTATAATTCTTTCTAAAACAGAATTACTTAATACATTACTACTTACTTCTGTGTAGTTTCTAATATCAGTTCTTAAATTATCTAAAGTGTATGCCATTATCCGTTTACTACCTCAAGGGTTACAGGTCCCGCTGAACAATTTGTTCCCCCACCTTTTATATTACCTGATGTTGCATTACTAGTGCTAGTTATATGAAAAAAATTTATTGGATTGGTTATTGGATCAGATGTTGTTGCTCCAGTAATATTACCAGCAGCATCTATTTGACCTAATGCAATTGTAAAACCATTTGCATTATTTAAATCACTTACGTTGTCAAAAGTTGGAATGTTAGAAAATGATTGTAAATTTTTTAAATCAGCCGGATCAGAACCACCGGGCCCAGCACTTGTTACTTGTGGTGGTCCTCTAAATCTTACGATAGATCCAGCAGCTCTTTGATGATTTTCTGAAAAAACATTTACATAAGTTACACCACCAGAAATAATAGATGTAAATGGATTATTATCTAAAAGTATTAAACTTGTTTTTGATGCGGGTTGTGGTCTTGGGTTATATAAAGCTTGAGCGTCTGAACCTACAGGTTTAGGACTTAACTGTGGTTGTTTTGCTTCAAATTCTGAAGTGTGAACTAAAGATCCATTCCATTCTCTAACCATTTCAGTATATGGATATACCATTCCCGATCTGTCAGAAATTGCTAATGCGTGTTTACCAGAAGCGTATTTACCCATTATACTCCATCTCCATAAAATGTTTGTGGTGAAATAAAAGTAGATGTGCCTTGGTTATCTGCATCAAGTGCTCTTAATAATTCACTTTCATATCTTCGTTCTAATTCTTGACTCATTTCTGGTGAATATTTCATACTTAAGTAATAAGCTAAACCCGACATCATACAAGGATAGAATCTATTTACGACATCAGACGTATTATTATATGCACCCACATCTTGAATTTTTGATAAATAATAAAAACAAAATTGAAAATTACTTGGTGTAGTTGTGCTAGATACACTTGAACTTGGTGTTGTATATAAAAATATACTTGGATTTAATTTTCTTTCTACGTAATATTGTGAAGGTGTACCTTTAGCTAATTTGTTTGGAGTTTGTGAATATGTAGATCTATCTATTTTAGTTAATGCAATATCTTGAGTATCTGTAGTTGTAGTATTATTTCTGTAGTATGCTTCTAATACATCACTAATATCACTTGGAAAATTTTGTGAATCTGATGCAAAATTATATTCTGCTTGACCCAATACTAAAGGAACTTTAGCTAATTTTACTTTCCATAAATGAACACCTCTATTTCCCCATTCTTGAAACATAATATTCAAAGAACGTCTTGCAGATCTTAATTGATAACCAGTTCTAGTTCCTCTTACACCAGTTCTTTCAAA